AGGGAATGAAGAAGGATGAATTGATGGCTGCCTATGATGCCATTAAGGATTCGATGCATGGTGATGAAGACGAAGAAGAAATGGAAGAAGCATTTGCCGCAGACCTAAAGGTTCTTGCCGATGCAGATTCTAATCTTACCGAAGACTTCAAGGCCAAGGCATCTACTCTCTTCGAAGCTGCCGTTGCAAACAAAGTCGCTACGATCAAGGAAGAACTTGAGAATACATACGAAGAATCTTTGCAAGAAGAGATCGTATACATTCGCGAGTCTTTGATCGAAAAGATCGACAACTACCTCACATACGTAGTTGAAGATTGGATGAGTGAAAACCAAGAGTACGTTGACAACAAGTTGCGTACAGACATCGCCGAAAACTTCATGAAGAACCTCAAGGATCTATTCGTTGAGAGCTACATCGAAGTACCTGAAAGCAAGGTTGACTTGGTTGACAGTCTCAGCGAAGATGTTGAAGCAATTAAGAGTGAACTCCTTACCGTATGTGAAGAGCGCGATTCTTTCGCTTCTCAGATCGAAGAACTTCAACGTGAAAAGATCATTAGCGAAGCAACTTCCGATCTTACTTCTACACAATCTTCGAAGTTTGTCAAACTACTCGAAGGCATCGAATTCGTCGATGCTTCTAACTTCGAAACTAAGGTTTCGGTAATCAAGGAATCTTTCTTTAACGAGGAAGAGCCCACCCTAGAGTTGGAAGAAGAAGTTTCTTCTGACGAAACAGAAATTATCGTCGAAGGAGAAGGTAATCCTAATGCTGAGTTGTCACCGACAATGCAACGTTATATCTCTTCCCTAAGTCGTATTCAACAAAACAGCCACAAGTAATTCATTTACTTACAAACTATAAGGAAACATAAAAATGTTTAACTCAGAAAACGAACTCAAAAAATGGGCTCCTGTTCTCGATCATGCTGATGCACCCGAGTTCAAGGACAACTACCGCAAAGCCGTTACTGCCAAACTTCTTGAGAACACCGAGCGTGCTCTTAACGAAGAACGTGCAGCCAATGGAATGCTTAACGAAAATAACACGACCACAGGTTCGATCACAACATACGATCCCGTATTGATCTCCTTGGTTCGTCGCGCTATGCCGAATCTGATCGCATACGACGTTGCTGGTGTTCAACCGATGTCTGGTCCTACTGGCCTGATCTTCGCAATGAAGGCTCGCTACAACGATGTTGACTCTCCCGGCGCTGGTAACGTAACAACTGCTGACACGGAAGCTCTCTTCAACGAAGCCGATACAGACTTCGCCGGAACTGGATCACATGCTGGAACAGATCCCTATGCTAACACTCTCGATTCTCCACTCGGTAGTTACACAACTGGTACAGGTCTTGGTACGGCAGCTGGTGAAGCTGGTACTCCTGCTGAACTCGGTTTCACGATCGAAAAGGCAACTGTAACCGCCAAGACACGTCAACTGAGGGCTGAGTACACGATGGAACTCGCTCAGGATCTGAAGGCAATCCACGGATTGGACGCAGAATCTGAGTTGGCTAACATCCTCTCTTCCGAAATCCTCGCTGAAATCAATCGCGAAGTTATCCGTTCGATCAATAGCACCGCCAAGACTGGTGGAGCAAACGTTGGTACTGATGGTCTTTTCGACTTGGTTGCTGACGCCGATGGACGCTGGGCAGTTGAAAAGTTCAAAAGCTTGATCTATCAGTTGGAAGTTGAAGCCAATAAGATCGCTCAGGAAACACGTCGCGGAAAGGGTAACTTTGTTATCTGCTCGAGCAACGTTGCTTCTGCTTTGGCTGCCGCTGGTCAACTCGACTATGCTCCTGCAATGAGCACCAACCTCAACGTTGACGACACCGGAAACACATTTGCTGGTGTTCTTAACGGTCGCATGAAGGTTTACGTCGATCCTTATGCTGGTAACGACTACGCTACTGTTGGATTCCGTGGATCTAACCCATACGACGCTGGATTGTTCTACTGCCCATACGTTCCTCTCACGATGGTACGTGCAGTTGATGAAACGACCTTCCAACCGAAGATCGCTTTCAAGACCCGTTACGGTCTACAAGCCAACCCGTTTGTTACCACAGCCGCTGGTATCGGTTCCGCTAACGCGAACCAATACTTCCGCAGCATTCGTGTTGGTAGCATCAATGTTGGTGGTACGAGCTAA